AAAACATTGATGGATAAACATTATCAGGCTGAGAAAGAAACTCCCACACATCGCCAAAATAGACCGTATTAATTTGGTCGTGGCTTTGGGCAATATCCCTTATCAGCTTGATTGTTTGATTTAATGTCAGTTGTTTTATTGCCATTTGTTGTTAAATAAACAATTAGTTTGTTTATGTTTTTGCTTGAGAATGCTTTTGGCATATTAATAATTATAATTTTTTTTGCTCTTTAAAACGTGTTGAGGATAACTCATTCCAAATAAACTATTTTCATCTCCTAAAAATATGCTCGATTGATACCCATCTTTTTCAGGATACATCGTATCGATTCCCGTGCCAGGATTGATATACTCAGGGAATAAGTTTGTAGTGCTTACCTCTTGCAAGTACTTAATCATTCTTTGCTTGTAAAACTCCGCTCTTGAACGATAACGATTAGCCACATCGATTAAATCTTGCATATTAGGCTGGTCGCTATTATCAGAAGTCTTGCGAATTAATCCTTTGTTGTAAAACTGAAAAGATAATCCAACTGGCAACTCAGATAAAACATAATAAACCAAAGCATCGGTTACGTAGTCATTTAATAAAGTCGTTTCAACGTTGCTCAACGTAGCATTTTCAATACCCGTTTGAAGTTTAACATATAAAGCCGTTCCCAAAGCTGGCAAGATATACATATCCTGAGCCGTTTTTATTTCGGGCATAATTAACTTGTCATCAATATTAGAATGAACTGCCGTTCTTTCCTTGATTGCGTTTGCTCCTATAAATAATGTATTCTTCATATTATATGTATTCCCATTTAAAACCTCCAGCAGTTTTTCTTATTTTACTACCACTTGCCACTTGTGAAATGCTTCTATGGTCTATATTTGTCAACTTACAAGCAATTCGAACTCCTTCAAATATTCTAATTATATTACCTTTTTTATCTAATTGAGCAACCTTTTTACATTTAACGGTTTTCCAATCATCTTTTTTCTTAACTAATTCTTTATCGAATTTATCGTAAGACCAAAAATAACCACCCGCACTCATTCTTTTATCTCTTGGAATTATTCCAGTTAATTTTTTAGCAATTACTTTACTTGAATATTCTGCTATTAAATTACCTTCAAAATCATATTGCTTAATTGACTTTGTGTTATCAATATTAAATAGCTTAATATTTTTATTTAGACAATCAACAATGTATTTGTTTTCTTTGATTAATGCTTCGTTTTTATTTTCAGCAAAATCAATAATTTCTAAAATTGGCTCTAATCCTAACTTTTTAAGATTCCTTGCCCATTCCAATTTTTCTTTACTATCACTTCTAATATGCCCCCATTTATGTGCATCAAATCTTTTTTTAATATTTACAGTTTCGCCTACATAAACCACTTCTTTTGTGGTTGGGTCTTTTAATAAATAAATGTATCTCATTTCCTTTTTTATTTAGTTTCCCAAATATAAGAAAATGTAGGCATACTATCAATTTTTCTTAATAACTACTTGGCTAAACCAACGATGTCTGCAACTTGGCGAAGCTTGTCCGTTTGGTTTTGTCCACCAACCACCTCGCCTATCAAATACCGAATAGCCTAATCTTGCTGATATAGATTCAATTTCTGCCCTTGAATATAATCTATCTAACTGCATTAATCGAGCGCAGAATACACGACTTGGATGATCGGGAGAGTTTCTTTCGTTACCTGGTATATCTGATCTCCATTCGTATGAATAACGAACCATAAAACTCGTGGTTGTTGGCTTCGGGGCATTTAATTCAGATAATGGCTTTGATAATTTCCTTTCGGTTATTCCCCTTGAAACTGAAGTACCTAAAATACCTCGCTTTTCTAAGCCATCCAAAACACGATTAACAATATCTAAATCTACTCCGATAGTCCCAGCAATAACTTCAGCCGTTACTCGTTTATCCTTTTGGATTAAATCCAATACATTAGCTTCTAATCCGCTTAATGCTTGCTCTGCAAATTCTAAATGCAAAGCTTCCTCTAATTCATTTGGAACTTGGCTAAATACTTCTCTTGATTTAAAGATTGAATAGTCTTCTTTTGAAACACCAAACTCTTCAAATACTTTTACAACATCATCATCGCTAAAATTAAATGCACTTGGCGCAGTTGGGATATTCTCTCCATTTTGTTCAGCCATTAAACCAATCAAAGAACGAATCTCGTTTGCAGTCATTGACTCAAGCACTTTATTGGCAACTAATGGACTTAATGAATTAATAGCATCAATTACATCTTGAGAAGTTGAAGTTGTTTTAGGCTCTAATGCTGGCGCTCCTAACTTTTCACGAATCTCGTCTTTAGTTAAATTTGCTGCTATAATTGTTTCGCTAAATTCTATGCCAATCGGCTCGACTGGTACGATTTGGAGTTCTGAATTAGCACCGTGTAATTTGGCAAGTAAACTGAATACTTGCTCAAGAAATATTTGCTTATCATTTACGTAAGTATTTTTAAAAATCTCATAAGAATCACGCATTTGTTGGCGAGTTCCTAATTGACCTGGAGTTGAAATACCAAATAAATCGGGAGCAGTAATTTGATGCCCAGCAAAGATGTTCTGCTGGATCATTTTATCTACATTACCAAAATCTTCTTTAGTAATATCGCTTGCTCCTAAATCTTCAATGACTGGCTTTCTTGAAGCATCGTTGACAAATGAAAGTATAAACTTCTTGCCATCACTACCCGTAAACCTATCGGTAAACTTGCGTTCAATTTGGCGCTTCTCGTCATCCGATGGCTCGCCATTTGGTAATGTAATTAATTTAGATGCACTAAATCCCGTTTGGGCATTACCTAAAACGTGCTTAGATATTTCAATATCTGATTCAACGTAATTTAAAGCACCGAAATAACCTGGCAATGCGTAAGCATTTAAGTTAGGTCGATACTCCTTTAAATACATTATTTGAGTTCCTTGTCTTAACTGAGAATTAAATCCATTGTAAACCTCTCTTTTATATTTCCTATCTTCCCAATTCTCTGAATACCAAAACTGAGTATTGTCAGCATTAGTACGAATCTTAGTATAATCAACGTGATAAACCTCAGCAAGATTTTCACCCGTTACACTCCATATAATTTGCAAGTAAGCGCCTCCAAATAATTCAATATCAATGGAAGCCTTTCTTAATACTTCGGTCAACGACTCCACTCGGTTGGCTTGTGCGATGAATTGTTCACCAATAGGGTCAACACCCTCTTTGATTTTGAAGCCATTCCCAGTTATGTAGTTGACCTTGCCTTTAATTATCGCATTATGCTTGGCAGACTTATTGTATAAATCGACCAAGTAGTTAGGATAATCATTCTTTTTTCCGAACTCAATGTAACCTTCTCCTTCGCCTTTCTTCTCCCGATATTCAGGTTGTCTTGCCTCCGCAAAAGTTAAAACCATTAATTGATTGCTCATATATCTCTTACTTTGTAAGTGTTTGTTTGGTTGCTATAAGTGGTAAAACTAAATTGACTTGTATCGTTTAAACTTGCTTGCCCACTTTCAAGCAATGAAGTAGCTTGCGATGGGATTAAATTGCTTGTAGATGTTTGCTCATAAATCTGATATGTCCATTCGCCAGGTAGTTTATTTGCAAAATAAGAACTTACCGTAATATTAAAAGCGTTGAATCTTTCAGGGTAAGTAGATAAATCCGCATTGTTTAAAATCACAAATGCTACCGTTTCGTTTGTATTTCTTGACTTAAAATAGAATAGATAATTAGGCGATGTCAAAGTTGCCTTCTCGCTTAATGTTAATATTATTTTATTGACTTGACCTTTGATTAAATGTATCATCAAATATAAATAGCATTAACAAAATTTCTTATATAAAAAAAGGGGAAGCATCTGCTCCCCCCTTACCCGTCAACCAAACGACTATCTTAAGCGCCTGGAGTAGTCAATGCAGTATAAACTCCTGATGCTACCGTTGGGGCTAATTCTTTCTCAGTTGCAGAGAAAGTTAAAGTATAACCTGAACGGTCTCCTTGAGCAGTACCCGTTGCACCGTTACCACCAGTGATGTTAATTCCGTTTACACGACCTAACAACCAAGTGTTATCGTTATTGTCTTTTACAACACATAACAACGTATTTTGAGCCAACAAAAGAATTTCATTTCTTGTTGACACTTGTAATTTGTTCAATACTATCGATAGTTCTTGAGCATAGAAAACCGTACCATTTTGGACATTAGCATTAATGTTTTCAGTCAATGAAGCAGTACCAGGTACTAATTCGTATTTCCAAAATCTTTTACCAGCTACTTTAGTTAATGCTGAAACCGAACCCGAAGCAACGGTAATTGCACTAATATTTCCTTTTTCGATAAAATACACTTCTGTTATTCCACCTAATGAGTCACGACAATCTAAAGAATATCCTTGAGTTAAAGCACACGGCATAATTATTTTTCTTTAAAGTGTTAAAATTAGGGGAGTCGCATCCAAGCGATACTCCCCGAACTTATTTGTAA